CTGAACTTCTTGTTGTTGTATTTGAAGTTCTTGTTGTTTAAGTTGTACGATTGGGTCAAATTGACCTGTTCCTGCAGCTTGTTGTGCCATTTGACTAATTTGCTGTGTTGCTTGGGCGGTCGCCTGAGCAAGCATAGCCTCCTGTTGTGGGTCCATAATTTGACCTTCCGCTGGTAAAGGCATACCAAGTATTTGTTCTACTTGTTGCCTGTACTGAAGCGCAAGATGTTCTTGCATGTGCGCCATAAGAACTTGCTGAGCGATACCATTCTTTTGAATATTTGGATCTTGCAAAAACGCACTATGCGTTGCAATATGAGCATTATGATTTTGAGACTCAAACGCTTTAACTGGTTTACCTGTAAGAGCGTCCATATTTTCAGAGACAGGGTCTTTAGGAACAAGCTCGTCTTTAGGTGGGAGAATTTTGTCGATATTTTGGATGCCAAGCGCAAGGTACATTCTCCTATATGCTTCGTGTAGATCATGTAATTGTGGCGCAGATTGCGCTAATTGTAGCTGTGTTTGAGCTAAAGTCACACGTTGACTCATACTAAACATAGCTGGATCGCTTACAGGTACAATATCGATACGTTCATCGAAATCGTCTGTTTTTACATTTGCGTCATAACCTTCTATCTGGTACGGATATTCAGCAGGTAGATAATTTTTAACAACTTCTGCTAAAATTCTTAATTCTTGACGTTGTGCAAAATGTAATCTTTTATGTATTGCACTAAGAACTTTTGTTCCCTGCTCAAGAAGGGCAACAGTTGTACCAACAGGATTAGCTTGACTACCTTCGCCGATATTTAGATCGGTGACGGACGCAAAACGTCGGCCACTATCAATAAGTACCCCAAGCATCTGGAGAAGGGTGCTTGACGGCTCTTTATACGGTAAAGGCATAATTGCTTCACGAATAGAACTTCCTGGAGCATCAACGTCACGAAATTCTCCTGGCTGAAGAGGTAAGTCTTCATCACGAACACGAAGCCCTCTTGCTTTAAATCCAGCTGGTAAATTAGCTAATGTACCTGCATCAATAAGTTGACGTAAAATAGACGTAGCTGATTTAGTTAAACCGCCAATCATATGAATCAACCCAAACCCATAAAACCCAAGTCCTGGAAGAAACTTATAGTGTGTAAAATATCTTATCTTAGTCTTGGTAGGGTCGTCTTGTCTATAATTACGACGTATAGACAAAATATCCATAGTATCTTCGTGTATCGTAACGATATACGGAACAGCTATGCCTGTCTCTTCGCCCTCTTCATCTTGGTCTTCATATCCAGGAATATCAAGATCAACATGCATTTCTAACAATGTTACCATGTCGTTAGACTGGATATTGCGTCGAAAACCTGTTAATTCTTGTACTTTATCCTCTGAAGTATCCGTATCGTCGACTTCGTCAGCTAAAACTAAAGTATCACGATAAAACCCAGAAACTTGAAGTTTTCTTACGTCATTAGCGTTCATAGTAACAACGTGCGTAAAACGAGACGTTGCTTCTAAGCTAGATTCAGTATAAGCAACAACTAAATCGTCAGGATTTACAAATTTACTTACTGGTCTTTTTAATGCAGGGTCATAATACGTTTTCTTAAACGTTGACCCCGATAGAGGTAAATAAAATAACATTTGATCCAGTTCTGGGTCAAATTCTTCCATGACATCCAAAACTAAAAAATTCATATAATTACGAACACGTTCTGATTGTTCTAAAACTTCTTTAGTTTCTGAACCTACAATACGAGTTTGTACTGGTCCTCCTGGTGGAAGCAATTCTTTATATGCACCTGCTTGAAACTGTGTTGCACTTTCTGCTAATAGCGGGTGATAAACACCAGAAGCCCCTCTAAATGGTTCTTCGCGGTCATCTGTCTTAATACCAAGTAAATCTAGACCATCTGTATAGCCTTCTAGCCATTCTTGTCTAGATTCTACGTCATCTTTATAAGATTCAACTAATTCAGAAGCTAGGTCTTGAAGATCAGCCTCATCCATCTCCTCTGCTAGGTTAGCGTAAAAATCACCACCTAATTCGTTTTCATCCTCTACATAACCGACGATTGCGCTACCGTCTTCTAACATAACGGTATCGTCACTTTCAAACAAAGGTAGTTGGTCTTCGGAAGTTGTTTCTACTTCAACTTCTGTTTCAACAGGGGCTTCGCTTATTATTTGCGCAATCGATTTTTCAACAGCCATCGTAAACTACCTCAATAATACATAAATTTTTTGAGTTTATATTCCAGTTCCTCGTCTTCATAATCCGTAGGTTGCCGAATAAACCCACCTTGTCTAAACCTGAGGAGTGCTTGGGTGGTCGAATCCACCAGATCATCATGATCTCCATTGGGGAATTCACATAATTCCTCTACTAACTCCTCTGCAAACCTAGTTTCTGGAACCCAAACAAGTCCTGATTCAAACATAGGGGCAGTAGCATTTGTCCTAGCAATCTTATCATTGCCTCTATTAGGCGAATAATTTTGTACAGGTATACCCATCGCCCGTAATTCTTGAGTTAAAGGCAAACCTGATGCCTTTGCTTCGATAATAACTGAATCAGGATCCCAATGTATATAATTTTCGTGCGCAACACGTTTTAATTCAGGAAAATCGAACCGATCTTTGATAGAATCAAGCAAAATTATATTATATTGACCGTCATCTTCGTTTAAAAAGACGCCCCAAGTCGTAATTGCGCTAAAATCGGCTTTTTCTGACTTTAAAAACGCTGTATCATAGCTTTGTATGATATATTCAGCTACTGGGGGGCTAGTTTTTTCCCATTTTCTTATCCATTCACGCTGAATTATCGCTCCTTCACCGCCTGTTGGCTCTTGCATCCACTGTGCAGACCATTTTTGATGCGGTAATGACGCACGAATACCCTCTAATTCCTCTATTTTCCAAAATTCAGGCCAACAGGGGTTGCCAGAAGGCATAATAGCAGGAAATTCTATGACCTCCCATTGATCTGCTTTAGGATCAAGGGCTTGTGCTTTTAATAATTGACCCGTCAAGTCCTTTTTAGACCATCGAGTCATGACTAAAATGATTGTTCCTCCTGGTTGGAGACGCTGTCTTGGACCTGACGTGTACCATTCGTAGGCTGATTCCATTGCGGTTTCGGACATTGCGTCTTGTTCCGAGTGCGGATCGTCAATAATAAGTACATCAGCACCACGACCAGTAATAGCCCCTCCGACACCAGCCGCAAAATATTCTCCACCCTTGGATGTTTCCCACCGTCCAGCGGCCTTGGAATCTGCTCGCAATGCCACATTTTCAAATATCCTTTTATATTCTTCTGTATCTACGAGATCACGAATTTTTCTACCAAAACGCACAGCAAGTTCGCCTGTGTGTGTCGCTTGAATTATTTTTAAGTCAGGTTTAAGACCCAAGAGCCAAGATGGAAGCATATACGACGACATCTCTGATTTCGAATGTCGTGGACCCATATTAATAATTACACGTTTTAATTCACCCCTAGCAATACGATTAAACGTTTGTGACATTTTGCGATGATGCGCACCTTCAATAAACGACGGCCACATTGTTCTAACAAAAGTTAGAAAATCATCACGAGCTAATTTACGAGTTTCACGCTGTTGTAATTCTTCAGCAAGAATAAAAGCGAGTTCTTGTTTTTCTCTAGGGAGGTGTGAAAGGTCTAAGTTATCTAACATTTTTAGACCTAACTATCTTAGAACATTTCACTTACATCTCCTACACGAAAAGTTTTATCAGGATCTGTATTTTTCATTGGCGCACCCATATATACTGGGCGGTTTGCACCTAGCTCTATTTGCATTTCTGTATCGACTAAATATCCTGAAGATAAATCTAAGTCAGAAAGCTCCATATCTTTAGATTTAAGAATGGTATTAATTTCAGTATCTATTTTTTCTATAGCTTTCCGTAAAGTCATTCCAGGGTTTTGCTGTATAAAATCTTCAATTAATTCAAAAGTAATTGGAGATTGAATATCCATTGCATACCCTTCACGTACAACCTCTTCAACAAGTTCTCTTTTATCGTCTTGCACCCTCGGAAGAAAATCGTCTAAAGGTTTATCTAACAGTTCTTCTTTGTTTCTAAGAGACGGTCCAGGAAATCTTGGCATACCTGCTAGTTCTTCTAATTCTGTTTTTATTGAATCTAAGTGATATAACCCTTGTAAATCTGGTTTTGGAGAATCAAGTCTAAGATAAAAAACATCTTTAAGTTGATTTTGTACAAAAGGTAATCCGTCTAATAATTTAGACCCTGTTACATTCGGTACGGCTTTTGCTATTTTAGATGCTGTACCTATTGGTAAATCAGCAATACCTTTAGCAACTACTGAACCAGCAACAGGTAATGCTGCTAATCCTTTTACAACAGTTCGCCGTCCTTTATCAGGTTCGTCTGGTTTAACAGCTTTCGGTAAAACTTTTCTTCCAGTTTTAATTGCAAGACCTAAAGGTCCAAGACCTTCGAGCGCACTTACTGCTACAGTACCTGCTCCTATACCTTTTCCTAAAAGGTCGTCGGAACGCTGATACATTCTCGCTCCTTCTTGACCACCAAATAATGCACCAGCAGGTGTAAAATCAGCTACTCCTAACGCTTCTAACATAGATGATGCATTTTCATCACCCATTATTCCTCGTGCGATATCGTACGATTTATAATTATTAACACCAAGTTTATCACGTAAGAAATTAGCAAGAACCGTAGTCGAACGTTCACGAAAAGTTGGTTCATATGGTTTTAGTTGAGCTTCCATTATGGTACTGTCGCATCAATCGATTGAGCATCTGCACTATCTTGTTTTGCCCTAGCCGCCATAGTCTGGCGAAACATTGATTCTATTTGGGCAAATTCTTCTTCTGGCATATTATATAATAAGTTTGGACTTATTCCCATAGCTTGAGCTATTTCTTCTTGGGGGTCCGTTCCTGTTTTATTCGCACCTAAAACAAGATCTAAGGGCAAAGCTGCAATACCCGCACCCTTTAGTAAATAAGGCAGTGCTTCTTTTGATAAACGACCAATACCTACACTAGCGGCTACAGGAATATTACCACGTTTAAATGTTTCTGAAACATCGATCTTGCCACGTTGGTCGAATATACCTTCGTCCATAGACGTCATCGCAAGTTGCATAAGCCGTTCTTTTGACATACGGCCTTCTTTTAAATCTTTAAATTCTTTAACAAAGAAATCGTCAACTTCGTTTGCATACTCCGCAAATAATGAAGATGCTTTATCTGAAGGTACACCTTTAGCAAGGTTTAAATCTAAAGCAACTTTACCATGATACATATGTGCTTTATGTGCGTTTCTTAATAAATCTTCCGCTGTTGTTTCAAACGACCTTGTAATTTTACCACCAAGAGCAAAATCTTCAGGATATTTTCTTGCTTTTTTAGGATTAGGAGTATTAAATTTACCAACTAATTCGTCAGGAACTAACGTTTCAGTAGTTTTTCTTAACGCTTCTCCACGGTACATTTTTATAGGATCTGTAGGGCTTGCTTTCGGACCATCGTCAAATAGACGAGCGAAATCACCGCCAGAGCGCATTAACTTTAATATACCAGATGTGTCAATATTACGAGGACGGACTTCTGACATTAGCCGAACTATCCAGC